AGCCAACGCGGCTATTAGAGATTCACGCCTAAGCTTCAAAGCGCGTGGACTACACCACTTGTTACTTTCTTATCCAGATGGATGGAAAGTCAGTATAGAGCATCTGACAGCCCAGTCAGCAATGGACGGCGAAACAGCCGTGAGAACAGGGCTTCGGGAACTAGAAAGACTTGGGTACTTAACCCGTGAACAAGTGCGAGAAAAGGGGAAAATCGTAGGATACGAATCCACGATTAGAGAAGTGCCAAGCGAAAATCCGCCTGCACCCAAAAACAGGCGAGGTAAACCACAAGTGGATTTTCCACAAGCGGATTTTCCACAAGCGGATTTTCCACAAGCGGAAAATCCAGTACATAATAAATACTTATTCCAAGAAGTATTTAAGAAAGAAATATCTAAAGAAAGCACAGAGGATTTAAGCGGACAAGAGTTAACTGGACAAGAGTTAACCCCAAACCACCCTAAGACTTCTGACTTAAAAGGAAGTCTTTCCCATATCCCGATAACCCCTCTAGAGGGTCAATTTGCGCCCGCCCCCCCGGCGCGTCTTGACACAGCGAATGTCGTTGAACCATTTGGAAGAAAAAGAAAGACCGCTAAAGAAATAGCCTGGGAATGGCTGCCAGATGGACCGTGGAAGAAAGATAGCCAACTCGATAATGAGTTTTGGCAATGGCTCGCGTTGCAGTGGATGTCGCAGTTTGGTACTGATATCTATCAGGCGAGGGCTAACGTCTACAGCCACTTCAAAAAGGACACTAACAACCTAGAAATCCGATGGAAGGAATATTCCATCAAAACTAAAAAAGAAGTGGCTTTAATCCCTCTTCCTGAAGCTGTATTAACCTGGCAGCCAGGGCAGCACCAAAGAAGATGGGAGCAATACATCAATTCTGAAAGCCTAGAGGAATTTTACCAACAATGCAGTTGGAATCAAGCGTACTTAGAGTACGCATTAATCAATCAACCCAACTTTGATTGGTCTAAGCATTTATCAGTATCCGCATAACAACTAACAACCCAGGTCAACTACCATGTTTCAAGAAACTTTAGTACCACCTCAAAGCATTGAGGCTGAAGAAGCTATTTTAGGCGGAATCTTACTAGATCCCGAAGCGATCGCGCGAGTATCTGATCTCTTACCCTCTGAAGGGTTCTATGTTGATGCACACGCAGTAATTTACCGGGCTGCCTTGAACCTTTATGCACAGCACAAACCTACAGATTTATTGTCTATGGCTAATTACTTAGCCGATAATGAACAACTAACAAGAGTTGGCGGTAGAAATAAATTAGCTACATTGATAGACCGTACTGTTTCGGCTGTTAATATTGACGCTTTAGCAGGGTTGGTTGTGGAAAAATACCAGCGACGACAGCTAATTAGGACCCTCAATGACTCATTAAAAATAGCATGGGATGCTTCTTTGCCTATCCATGAAGCCGTTGAAGAATGCCAGAAAAAGATACTTGATATAAGCACTAATGAAACAAAGTCAGAATTAGTCCATATCAGCAGTGCCGTTACTTCTTTGTACACAGAGAAATACGAGATTCAAAAAGGGGAACGACCCGCCCCTATCAAAACAGGATTTTATGATCTAGATAATCGCTTAGGAGGGCTGCATAAAAAATTACTTTACATCTTGGCTGGGAGGCCAAGCATGGGAAAAACCGCTTGTGCTATGGCGATCGCCTGGCACGTTGCTAACTCTTTAAAGGAAAATGTTTTTGTATTTTCCCTAGAAACATCTAAGGAAGATTTAGCGGTTAGGTTAGCCGCTAAGATCACCCGAACCTGTCTAAATCAATTCGTGAAGAACCAACTCACCCAAAGTGAGTGGAACGAATTTTTCAATTTAACTCAGTCACAAATACTTGCTGATTCAAGGCTGTTTGTTTGTGATAATTTCAGTATTTCTCCTATGGAAATGAGAAACACCATCAGACAAAAAAGAGCCAAGACTGGGGACGTGGGACTGATTGTAGTAGATCATCTCACCCTTCTTGCTAGGAATGATAAGTCCAACGGTAGGGACTTTCGGATCAAAGTTGGCGACACCAGCCGTATGCTCAAGGAATTAGCAGGAGAACTTAATTGTCCGGTGTTGGCTTTATCTCAATTGAATCGAGCCACTGAAAGCCGGACAGACAAGAGGCCTACCATGGGCGACTTATCCGAAAGCGGGAACATTGAGCAAGATGCAGACGCTATCACCATGATCTATCGTGATGAATACTACAATAGAGAAACCACAGATGTAGGTGTGGCTGAATTGATTACCACAAAGGCACGTAACGCCGAAACAGGAACAGACAGGTTGCTGTTTGATGGACAATATTCAGAGTTCAAGAACCTAGCTTACTAATACATCAATAAAAGCAAATAATTACCAATTACCCGCTTATACTAAAGTGGGTAATTTTATCTATATGTCTATAAACGTATTTTTATTCCTATAGACATTTAACATTTGATTTTATCATGCTAGATTGATTGTATCCATACACAATAACAAAGCGAGAATTTATGAGCGGAAAGCCAAAATACAGTGAGGTCAAGACTCCTAAGCAAATCATGATTACTAATGACGCTAAACAAATCTATCGTGCTTATGCACAGTATATAGGCACTAACAGCAATGATTTGATTGAGCAAATGGCTCGAAACCCTGATGTATTAAGGGGTTTGGCTGATTTCGTAGAAATTTTGTGGAAAATGAAAAATATTTCCCAAAACCACTTGACAAGTCTATTCTCTAATGATATTATAGATATATAAACAAAAACGACCGCCCTCCGGCAAAGAAGTAAGCAGTCGCTTTGTTTATCCCATACACAGGAATAGTTTAGTATGACATACCCTCAATTTTCTGTCAAGTTTTTGCTCAACAAGGGCATTAGCTACTGCAAGATGGTAGCCAAGGAACTGAGTGTTACCCCAGAGGGTGATAAACGCCAGGTAATTACCTGGGCTGACGCTATAGTCAGTCACCAGGCTAATTTACAGCCTGAAAAAGTTGAAAAACAGCAAATAGTCATTGAGTTTAACGACGGAATGGACTCCTGCGACTTAGCAGGATATTCAATCATTGACTTGGATGGAAACATCATAAGAGATGGTTTCCGTTCTTACGCAACTGCAGAACGTTGGGCTGCAGAAAGATTTGAAATAGTTGAGCAACAGTCTATTGCTCAACAAGAGATTGTTGATCTCTTGGAAAGTCAGATCCAAGAAGCAGAAAAGGTAGTAATTCATGAAATAGACTTCGGTTATGCCGAAGTCCGTAGAGGACAAGACGTTGTGTCCACTATTAGCCACAATTTTGAGAACGGAAATTGGGAAGTCCAGTTTTCTGACAAATGTGAAAGCTTTCTCACTTATGCAGAGGCGGAAGCCTTTGCAATTAATTACATAGATGAAAGAGGTGGCGGAAGGGTTATCCCGATATCTCAAGATGCTGAAAATACCTATGATATCCAAGATCAGCAAATCACCGATCCGCTTGGTGAACGGTATACAGTCCGAGTTAAAGGATATCTAGCCGGAACTATCTGGTTAGATATTGATAAAGGCTGGACATTGGGTAGTGATGACTACTACCCAGAGCCTTTAATGGCTGCCAAAGCACTAGCAAAACTAACCAGAAAGGAGTTGGTAGCATGACAACTACAAAAACAAGGGCTTATCAAGAAGCTCTGCAAAATGCAGGAATAAATGAAAATTTAGCCCGCAATGCAGCTGTTGTGCTGCGGGCTGATGAGTTTGGAAAACCCCGTACAGAGAGGGGACAAAGGATAATTGAAAGATTGAGTGAGGCTGTTTAATTTGTGTGACGAGACTTTTGTTCTCATCATAAAAACAGTGAAACTACTGGGAATAGTGGTATACTATCCAGTAGTTCTAATCTCCAAAGAACCCTTCCTTTTTAAACCCCTGACCAAGCTGGGTGCGATGCCTTTATGTCCGCATACTTAAAACAACCAATAATATTATGAAGTTGCATCCTTGGCTTCTCTTGCATCCAAATATACCCATGCCTTTGCATGGGTTAGCACCAAGGATTATTCTAGGAGACTCTTGGTGGCAACAACAAAAGCAACTAGCAAAAGAGAAGAGTGATAACCGCTGCCTGGCTTGTGGCGTAACTCCCAAACAGGCAAAATATCATACTTGGCTAGAAACCCATGAAGTTTACAATATGTATTCCAATGGAACAATAGAATTTGGAACTTGTGTTGCTTTGTGCCACTCGTGCCACAACTTTATTCACGATGGCAGGATGCAAGCACTTACTGAAAAAAAAGAATATCCAAGAGAGAAATACTTAGATATTCTTGATCACGGCAATAAAATATTGAGTGATTGGTGGGGAAAAGAAATAGTTTTTAAAAATGAAGCTATTTCTGTTCTTCCTGATGACAAAATTTACAAAAATCTCCCGTTAAAGTGGGAACGCTTTAATTGTAAGTGGACTGACTATCATCTTGTCTTATATGGACAAAGATATGAGTCAAAGTTTCCAAGCCATGAAGCTTGGTTGCAACATTACCAATAAAAATGGGCTGGGTGCGATGCCTTTATATCCGCACACTTGAAACGATTAAAGGACTAATCAAGGAACAATTATGACTACATTATTGGAACAATTTGCAGATCACACCGTTGCTTCTGCTCAAATACCTTACTGTCAAATAATTTCCCCTCCCAACCTGGTCGCGGGCAAACTCTCTAAATGGGAGAAAGAAGGCGGATTACAAGAAATAGGCTTTTTTATTAAAGCCACAGAAGCTGAAAAAGCTGGATTTATGCCAGATGATACTTGGCAGCCCTACGAAGCTTCCCTGGGGTCTGGGACTGAACTTGGTTTTATCACGCAGTCTCCAAAGTTTGCCATTATTCATAAGTCAAACCGAGAAATTCAATATCGTCCATCAAAAGACGATAGATACACCTTCGTGGGCCTGGCTTGGGAAAATGGCGCAGAAACGCCATTACTAGCAACCGCCAAAGCAGACAAAAACCACTATAAAGTGGTTGTTAGGCATCTTGTGCTTTTTTTAGGCAAAGATGATAAACCTCTGCACACCAGTCCAATTCAATACACTGCAAAAGGGGCGTTTGCTGCGTCTCTGTACGCAGAAACAAAAGACCTTTATGAAAAGGTAAGCAAAACTTATTTTGCCAGACTTAAAATGGCTGGTAAGCCTTGCTCAGGCGGACTGTTATCGCCTTTCGCCTTGGCTTTCGCTAAGATTGACTTAAAAATTGGCTTTCAGCGTAACGATGCAAAGGAGTCTCCATTTTGCATCCCAACAGAAATAAAAATTCCCACAGTGGAAAATATTGGAAACTCAACAGAGTCTCACCGGAAAGCCGGAAATAGAAAAATTGTGTTTACCGGAGTCCCATTAGAGGACGTACTGTTGTCAATGTCCTCTGAAGCAGGAAAAGTAATAGCTCAGTGGTATTCTGAGCATCAATCGTTTTCTAAGCCACGTAAAAAAGTTCAAACTTTTGAGGGACCTGTTGAGTTTTCTCAAGTGCTGAAACAAAATGGCACGGGAGGAATCTTAGCCCTTTCTCGAGAAGGTATTGAATTTAATAT